CGCAATAATGCCTACAGAACCAACAGATACTACGTTATTGCCATCCCAAGTAAAGTAACCCTTGTATGGGTCAAGGATAAGCATCCGTTCGTTTTTCCATTGGCTCGTTTGAATGCCAGCATTGGAAAACGTACCTGTAACGGCAACGTTGCCCGTAGCTTTAGTGACTAAGTTGTAATACTGTGCGCTACCGTCTGTTTGAAATGAGATAACGTAATCCGTTACATTAATGTTGCAAGATGTTAAATGACTGACTGTGTTAGCCCAAACAACAGCATTGCCACCGCCATCTTTAGAAGAAATGTAGTTAGGGATTACCCGTAGGTTGCCATATCCAATAGGTTGAACATTTTCAATCCAAGAAAACTCATCTTCTTCAATGGCCGTACGATTGGCCTTAGTGTTAAGCCCTTTAAATTGCTTAACAACTTTGTAGCTTTTCTTTTGTTCTGCCGTTGCCATGATTAGTACGGGCTACTGTAAGCAGATGGAATCCTGCGAGTAAACACAGAATTCAAGATACTTGTGGCTTGCTTGAGATACTCTTGTTTATAAATCTCCGCTTCACCAAAAGACTGTTCGTAATACTTAGCTAAATAAGCCGCATAAAACTTTGGCGCACTTGTGTACGGGTCTTGAATAGAATCCGCAACCGTTGGATTTGCTAACACAAGGTCAGTTGGCAAGATCACCGTATCAATTTCAAGTTGATACACTTGATCGGGGATAGGACCGATATAAATTGTATTTTGCCCATAGATTGAAAACGCAGCAGGACGGCCAATGTAATTCTGCCAAAACCGCAACCTGGCGTTAAAGTCAGACCAAGACAAATAATCAAGCGGCACCCGCGAGTTACCCCAGTACAAGTTGATATTTAAAATATCAAGCGTGTTTGAACCTTGAGGTAAGGTAGTGTATGGAATCTGTTCAACATTACCCACATACGTCATTCCACAACCACCATTAAAAAATTCGGTGCTAGGCGGGTAGTTTGTGTTGCCTTGTGGGTAGGCCGGTGCAGTTGACCCGCTTGTGCCGGCAGTTGTTACTTGGTAAATGAAAATGTTTGAAAAAACAAAATCACCGAGGTTATAAGCAGTCGATGCAGTCCAAGCAACAGGATTTGTTGCCGTCACGCCATTAAGCGGATTAGCAACAGGTGCGGGAGATTGAATAACTTGGATAGTACGCAGACAGCCCGTATCTCTGACCGTGCGTTGACGGGCAGAATTGATGTAGTCTGTTAGCTGCTGATCCGTGTAAAAATTCGCATTGGCATCATGCAGCAAACGTCTAACTTCGGTAATGTATCCCGATAAGTTTTGCGACATTTACTTTCCATAATCTTTAAGCTGCTGACAGGACTTTTCCCCCACGAGGTTTGACAACCTCTAGGGGTACTCGTTCCACGATCGGGGATAAGGAATCGTTCTTCTTGGGCGGTTGATCAGTAAACTGCCATTTGGACATCCGGTCTAAACCATCGTCCAAATCATTAGCAGTTTTAATCCAACCAAGCCGCGCCAAATACGGTTCTTTGTTTTCATCTCCATAACCAAAAACGTGTTTGGCAACTTCAATCGGCACTTCTACCGTTTCGCCTTTGCCAAAAGTATAGAACTTGCCGGCATAACCGTCTTTCAATACTTTGTCAGAATTATTGGTTACAAAGATGTTCATCATTAGAAACTCACTACATCGCCATACACAGCAATATCAACAGCGTTAGCGTTACCGCTTGCCGTGTTGACGTTAATATACAAGGCTTGGGTTTGATAACCAGTAACAGCAGTATTTGCGCCGTATGCACCAGCAATCGTCAGGTCTTGGTATTTACCAGCACCTGTCAAATTACTGAGCACTACGTTTGCAACAACAGCGTTAGAAGTGTTACCGTCACTTGAAGTCGTAATAGATACGTTAGCAGAAGATACTGAACCAGTAGCGTTCTGAACAGTAATACGACGAACAATCACGGAACCAGAACCAACGGTTGCGTTTGCATTTGTCAAACCACCACCAAGAATAGGAATAGAAACAACAGCGTTTCCAGTTGTATTCAAGGCGGTTGCTTTAATTACGCCAATACGTCCATTGCCGAAACTGTCAAGCGTTAGTTGTGCTACTGAATCTGCGCTAGACATAACTTACTCCTTAACTGTTAAACGTGCCGGTAGCAGCTTGACCACCATTGACAGTAGCCAAGATAATCGTAGATGCTGTTGCAACAATTGTGTTTGCACGCACGTTCACACCGTCAGAAATCAACACACCGCCAGTATTATTGGCAATAAGAGTTGACCAAGTCGATGGCGTTGTACAAGCGGTATTAGTGTTGTAAGCCGACACCGCTTCAATTGTGACGTTAGCCGTTGGGAACAACAGATAAGTACCCGCAGGAACAACGGTAGTGCTGTTGTTGCCGGTGAGGGTAGTTAACTGCCAATAAGCACCAGGGGTGTTGGTGCTTGCGTTTGCGAGGACAATTTTGTTTAGACCGAGAGACATGGCTATTTCTCCTTAGATAGAAATTGAGTTATAGCCAGACACACGGGTCATCGACTTGGGCTTGGTAGAAACCAATTCCGCAATCATCAACACCGCACCAACGTAACCGATTTGCCAGTTAGGCAGAGTCGATTCAAAGCCGGTAAACACAAACGAACCTTGTTCGTGAATGTAAAGTGAGAGGTAATTGCTGTTGATGAAGTAGACCGTACCTTCAGGGCAATATGGATCAGGATAGATTGGCACACCGGCAACCATCAAAGCGCGGAAAGCCGCTTGAGGTCCGTTACCATCGCCGTCAAATCCAGAGCCTGGGGTAATGACATACTGTTCTTGGCCAACGTAGTCTTGCGCCAACAACGTCCAAGTACCAAAGCCGCAAACACCAAAAGTAGGAACTTCTGCGCCGTTTTTGACGGTGCCTGAAATGTACTGAAGGATGTTTTGACGGGTTGGGTTGACGTTACCGGCTGCATAAACCTTCGACTTCCACCAAGTGTAGGTCGAACGGTTGATATTACCGTACGTCTGCATATTAGTGCCGTCATCAATTGCGCCTGGCAAACCGATGAACTGTTGGGTGTTGGTGTAGTTGGTGTACAAGGCTGTGGCCATTGCATCCATCATCACGTTAGTCGCGTCATTCATACGCGCTTCGATCAGAGGAATAATTGCGTAGTCTTGTTGAACCGCACCTTCCATCCCTAAGAATGGTACTGGAGCAATCATCAACTTTAAGTTGAACTCAGCGTTAAATGCGCCTTGTTGAACGGATGGCTGATTAAATGAACCAGAGTAATCAGACCATTGTGCATTAACAAACTGTGCACCCTGAACTGGGACTGTGACTTGGCTCACACCACCTGATGCTTGCTGCGAATTTGCAATCAGAGCAGCCATTAGGGGGGTTGAGTTGTATAGCTGTACCACAAGCTTGGGGATAAACGCCCGTCTTGTGACATAGGTAAGCTCGTTGTATTGTGAGCTACCTGATGCTGGTAAAATTCCGCCGCCTATAGGCATAGCAGGCTCCTTAAATTAAAAAAATTATCCCCAACATTTAACACTAAACACCAATAGGTCTACGACCTTGATTCCTAATTTCTTGCAATGCAGTAGCCGCTTCATTTCGCGCAGCACCTTGGGGGTTTTTCCAATACTTTGACAAGTCAAACTTGTTAATAATGTTGGGGTTGTAACCTGATGGAGTAGGCGTTGCTGCTTGCTTCATCCATTCCCAATGCTGTGCAGCCGTGTCATGGCTAGTAATACCTTGCTCAAGCATGATTTTCTCAATAGCTTGAACATCTTCGTCTGACTGAGCAATGCCGCTTTCTTTCAAAGAACGGCGTTTACGATCAAGTTGCTCACGAATCTCTTTCTCATGCAGCTTGTTTTCCAATTGCATGACCCGTGCTTCAGCCGCGTTAACCTTGTTTTCTGTGTAATCTTCAAGTTGTAACTCTGGGATCACCATGTCAGGGTTGATGCGCTGCGTCATACGCAAAAATTCTTTGCGCGTAGCAGGGTTATCCGCAAGACGCTTGGCTAGACTAGCTAACTCATCACGCTGTTCAATTGATACGTCTTCTAAGCTCATCTTTATCCCCTAGTTACTTAGATGACTTTCTTGGTATCGCCTGGGCGAGACAAGTTCATCATGTTTTTGTACCCTGCTTTTGCAGAGCCAGTTAATCCACCAAACTGAGAGAAACGGGGCGTGTTAACAATTTGCCCATTTTTCT